TCGGTGCTGATCAGTTCAAGTCTTATGATGATTTGAAGAAGCGTCTTGGTTATGTTCTTGGTAGTAATGCTACAGTTACTCAAGATCCTGAAGTAGAAGATGAAGATCGTGCTCGTGGGCCTTCCCCAGTAGCATCTGCTCCATCGGAACCAGAACCTGCTATTGCAGTTGGTGCTGGCACGGGTGATGAAGATGAAGATACACTATCATATTTTGCGAAACTCGCCGCAGATTAACACAAGAAAGGGGTCATTAAGACCCCT